AGTTATACGTTAAAGGATTTAGGTGTTGAATTGGATAAAAACTTAAATGACAACGAAAAGAGACTAATTGGCGAATTAAAACTAACAAACAAGTATGAATAATATTTATATTATATGATTAAATTAATCGATTTATTTGAAAATCAAGAACTTTGTCCGATGAAAATGCTGCAAGATACAGTAATTACAGCTAATTTAAATTATCATTTAGAAAAACAAATTCCATTAATGGAAAACATTTTTAGAACTTATAGTGAATCTTATTTTGAGTTAATTGAAGAAGTTCGTAAGTTATATTACAATAATTTAATTGAACTATGTGATCCAGACGCTGAATTGGTTGAGAGTGACCTTGGTAAAAAAGAAATTTTTGAGGGTAGAGAAGTTTATTTGGATGCTCCGATTGAAATTGAAGAAGATTTGATAATTGAAGCTAAACATCGTGGCAGAAGTGTTACACTTAATAGACCAGTTAGAACTCCAGGTGGACCAAAAAAATATGCTGTCTACGTCAAAGGTAAAAATGGTAAAATCAAGAAAGTAACATTCGGAGATCCAAATATGAGAAGTAGAGCAGGCAATAAAGCTCGTCGAAAAAGTTTTGCTGCTAGACATAGATGTGCTCAAAAGAAAGACAGAACAACAGCCGGTTATTGGAGTTGTCGTAGTCATCGTATGCGCAGTTTAGGTAATAAAGGCCGAGGTAGATTTTGGTAAATTATGATAAAATTAGAAACTTCAATAATTAAATTAACTGATAATGCTTTAACCGAAGTAAATAATTTAGTTAAAAATACAGAGGATTATAAAAACAAAAGTTTGAGAATATTTGTAGAAGCAGGTGGATGTAGTGGTTTACAGTATGGTATGACATTTGATGAAATCAGAGACAATGATTTGGTATATGAATATGAAAGTGTGAGTGTAGTCATAGACAATTTTAGTGCGAATTATATTAAAGAGGCTGAACTAGATTATTCTTATGAATTAATGGGCGGAGGTTTTAAATTTATTAATCCAAATGCAGCAAGCACTTGTGGTTGTGGTAAAAGTTTTAATTAAATTTTTTATGGTAAAATTTATTGTCTTTTAAAAGACAAAAAAATAAACTACGTTTAAAAACGACAAATATAATATGGTTAAGTTTGAGGTTGAAAAACGTCCAGTTCTTACTGAATTAAGACGTATATGTGCTCAAAAGATCAAACAACAGCTGGATATTGGCTTTATAGAAGTCATAGAATGAAATCATTGAGCAATAAAGGTAAAAGAAAATATTGGTAATTTAAATTTTAAAATATATTTATTAAGAGGAGAAATTATATGACGCGTAACGAAATTAAAAATTTAATCAAAGAAATACTAGAAGAACTTAAATTAGAAGCTAAAAAAGAATCTCCTAAGAAAGAAGCGCCTAAGAAACAATCACCACCAGCTCCAAAGGTTACCAAGAAATTGGATCAAACCGGTGATGGCAAGATTACTACTGGTGATGCTGTAATTGCTGCCAGAAAAGCAGCAGCTGCTGAAAGAGATGGTAAAACAGATGATGCTGCTTTTTTAAGGAAAGTCCAATCTATTGTTAACAAGAGACTTGGAAATAAGGTTTAATCAAATAATAAATTTATGACAAAGTCCCGCTAGGTTCTGGCGGGATTTTCTATTTATAAGAGTATGATATTAACTAAAAATAGACATGTTAAGTGTGGTTGTTTGATGACACAAGTAATTCCTACATGCGGATTACATGTTATAAGATCGAGTAGAACCAGAATGTAAGAAGAATGTAAGAAGAAGATATGACTATTAAAACAGACAATTATCTGATAAAATTTACAGCTAATACTGGTTATTATAGAATTGGTAAGTATAATTTAAAAAAACAAACAATTAGTTATGAAAAATAAAAAAGCATTTACTTTGATTGAATTACTAGTGGTAATAGCTATAATTGCAATATTAGCCGGTCTTTTATTACCATCATTGAGTAAAGCAAAAAGTAAAGCGCTTCAAATACAATGTTTAAACAACTCTAGGCAATTGGGTCTTTCAGCTGAACAATATAAGTTAGATTATAATGACATATATCCGCCGCGTAGTTTGACAAATCAGTGGCCATTAGCATTAAAACCATATTATGAGAATGTTGGTATATTAAGATGTCCTGTCGATAAATTTACAAATAATCTAGTTGAAACAAACATTAACAAATCAAATCGTAGTTTTATAATCAATGGATTTAATGATTATTACTATGAATATTTTGACGCGGATTGGGACATTTTAGAGGAACCATTGAAGTCTAGTTCCATTCTATTCGTAAGTGAAACAGTAATATTTGGGGAAAAGTTAGGAAATTCAAGACATTTTTATATGGATATATTTGAAGGAAAAGGTAATGATCAAACTGAATTAGATTTTAAAAAGCACAACAATGGAGCATCATATATATATGCAGATGGACATGCTTCGTATTTAAAGTATCCTCAAATATTTCAACCCGAAAATAAGTGGGCAATTGTCCAATCCTACAGAACTAATTACTCTCTATGATATTTTCCAAGTGAGTTTTTTTAATATTTATTAACAGATGACAACAACTCCTTCTTCAACTGATATAGCTAATGCACAAGTTAATTTGAATAACATGATAATATTCAATAACCAGTTTTACTCGTATGGTAATTCTAAGATATTAAATGCATATGCCTTGTTACAACAAACAGATAATCAAGACCTGGGTTTACAAATAGGTGTAAATCTTCTTACAAGTGCAACATCAGCATTGGGTGGTTGTATTGGATTTGGAGGAGCATTAGCTGGTAATTTTATTGCTTCTATGGTAGCTCAATATGCTACAACTACACCACCGTGTTTGGCTGGAGAGTTTGCTGATCTTATGAGTAGATTTGAACAAACATCACTACAATGTGGTAGTGATTTACAAAATTTGTATGCCAATACATCTGGATTGTGGAACAATACTTATAGTGGACAATTAATCACTCCATTTGCTACTACGACAATTTCTGGCAATGTTTCTGATTTGGCTACACCAAATTTATTTCCAAGCCAAGATGATCCACTATTCAATAGTTTATTGGAAACAGCTACATATGCTTTGGATCAATCTATTTGGTCAGTATTGTTAAAGAGGTTTGTAATTACATCATATCAACCATCCCAAGAGTATGTTACTTCACAATTTACTGAACAAGATATGCAGAACAATGCTGCAAGTTTTTATGGAAAAAATCTAGCTTACTATAATACTTGGGTGTACGAATCTGCCAAAAATTCTAAAAATGATGCCTATTGGGAAACACAAAGTAATTTAGGCGTTGGATACTCGCTAACAAGTGATGGTAGTTTGAACAATCAAGCCTGTCAATATTTGTTTATTGATAGTTACAATGGAATAGTAATTAATTCAGCCGGTTTATTTGAAAGAGAGTTTGTGTTTACCAGTTTAAATATTCCAACAGCTACACATACATTTCCAAGTCCAACACCACCTCCTCTATGATCAAATTTAAAGATATACTAAACGAAGCCCCCCTAGGCGCATATACAACATTAGGCGGATTTGAAAAAGGCGCTTCATACAAAGATCCAAGGGACAGAGCTGCACTAAGTCATCCAGTAACCATACAAAAAGTCAAGGATATGTTAAAAAATACATCAGTCAACTTTGATTTTTATTTTGTTAACAAGCCTGGTTTAAGACAATTCAGCGAAAAAGGTAGAGTACCATACGAATTTCTCGTAAAACCATATCCAGAAGGTTTGGGTTTAGATCCTAACCAATTCAAAATCAATAGTGATAACATCACAGTATTCTTTGTAAGCAATACAGCCGCTGATAAAATTCCTATGACTGCGTGGACTATAATTCATAGAGTAGGTCACGTAATGAATAAAACACATCAATTCAAAGAATATACTGACTGGGTTGATAAAGAATTTAATGAACTGTTAAAGATTTACGGTAAAAGCAAAGAAAACACAAGATATGGCAGTGATGATTATAAAAAATCCAGAACATTTGATTTAGCCAAAGGTAGATTGTTTAACCATATTGGTACAATGCGTAGTGCCAGAGAAGGTAAACTACATCGTAGATACTACGAATTTTACTATGAATTGTTTGTACAATATTTAAAAGACGGTAAAATTACATTTAATCCTCTTACCAAAAAGCTTTTGGTAGGATTTGGTCCTTATGGTAGCAAAACTATAGCAACCACACAAAATTTAGAAGAAGCACAAGAAAAATTAGATAATATTGCAAATACAATACCATATCTAATTGAAGATGTTTTAGGAGCTAATATAGGCGATATATTCGTAATGTGAATTATATTTAAATATATGAACTTACTTGAATTACTTAAAAAAAACAGATTGACAGAAGGTGTAGACGATCCATCTACACTCAAATGTATATTTATGGCGGGTGGACCTGGTAGTGGTAAAAGCACAGTTGCAAATGAATTGTTTGATTTACCGTCTGATTCCTCGGTCAACAAGTATGGGTTAAAGTTAATCAACAGTGATAATGAATTTGAACAAATGCTTCAGAAAATGAAGATTTCATCTGATTTGAGTAAGTTGAGTCCAGATGAATTTAAAAAATTGACAATCGGCCCACAATCTACTAGAGAAAAAGCAAAACAAATAACAAATAAAAAATTGGTCATGTATAGAAACTCCCGATTGGGTCTTATCATAGATGGTACAGGTGATAGTATACAATCCATACAAATAAAGAAAAGAATTATGGAGCAATATGGTTATGATTGTTATATGATATTTGTAAACACAAGCTTGCAAGTAGCAATCGAACGAAACAATAAAAGACCTCGTAAAATACCTGAAGATTTATTGTCGCAAATGTGGTTCAGTTGTCAAAATAACATGGGACATTTTCAAAACATATTTGGGAACAATTTCAAGATTGTTGATCGTACAAAAAGTGGTGAGCCAATCGATAAAAGTGTATTGAGAAGTGTGATTCAATTCTTGAAGAGTCCTGTTAAGAATCCAATCGGTAAGATGTGGTTGCAAAATTATTATAATAATGTCAAAAAAGTAGACACTACTAAAGACGATTTTGATCATCTAGACTTGGTTTATCCTAATATAGAACCAATGCGTCCTAGAAGTAATTATTCTGGCTGAACATTTGGTACACAATAAGATGGTTTACATTGACCAAATTTAATTGGACTTTTTATTAATAAAGTACCAAATAACCAATCAGCAAATGGCAGTACCACATTATAGTTTTTATGCATATATCTATGATGTAATAAATGGTGTCCGTTTAGTTTCTTAAACCATAATCTATATTCTACATTTCTACTTTTTGGAAAATGCATACACCAGTGTATAAATTCATACATTCCGTAATAACACATAGACACAACAAATGTTAACAAGAATATTTTATATCCAAATATAAACATAGGTAATGCAGCTAGTAATGAGATTACCACGCCATTCCACCAAGCCATAGGAATCTTTTTACCATCATCTCCATTTTGAGCGTGATAAGTTTCGTCGTACTTATAAATATTATGATGTACCTTGGTGTGAGCTTTATACGCGTATTCAAACTTGAAAAGTGACTTATGCATCAAATATTTATGTAATAGCCACTCAAATATACTACACCAGAGAATTAGTAGCAATATGGTTAAAAATGTCATTAATATCATTCTTCATATAAATATCAAACGATATATCCTACAAATAATATTTATAACTATATGATTAGTTTAAACCGACTTTTGATTGAAAATCCAGATACCGTATATTTTAAGAAAAAGACTTATAATTACTCTACTCCAGCTAATAAATGTGCTTTTCTTGTTTATAAAGATGAAAAAGCAAATAAGAATTTGGTATTTGGATATAGCGTTATTAAAAAAGTATTTCTTTGTGATGATCCGGATGTACTAAAAGAGATTGATGAATTGGATAAAGCTCCTGATATACAATATACATCTGATCGTGATCAACTTGATTATTGGGCACAAAAAGCATTAAGACAATTAAAGAGCGGAAATAATGGCGGTGGTCATTTACAACTAGAAAATTTATTAAAAGGTCTTGGTAGATTTGGTCCTTATGCCGATCCACTACTAAAGGGTAGGATATTCGAAGTAGATGATGATTCTGAAGAAACAACAACTACAAATTTAGATATAAAAATTGAATCAGCTATTCCAAGAGGTAAAGCTATTATTGTATCATTTTGGACATCTAATTTGTCTAAATTGATGCCGTTTAAGAAAGAATATGAATATGCCATAGAATTCAATGGTTATAATGTAAAAGAAGTATTATATGAACCAGGCAGCAAAATCTATACCTACAATGAATTGTATGGTATTGATGAACCCAAGAAAGAACCAACGACACCTACAACACCTAAATCACAATCTGATGATAATGAAGCTACAAAGTATTTTACGATTGGAGACAAAGTAAAATTAAAAGGCATGAAAATTTTCGGTGATGTATTATTCATTGATGGTAATAATGTTACTATAGTAATAACTGATACAGATATGCCAACAATGGCACCAATAGATTCTGAAAAAACTATTTCCTATGCATTTTTGGAACCTGATAATAAACCAGCTGGTATATCATTAGAAAAAGTAATTGATGATAAGACCCAAGAGTTTGTTGAAAAGAGAGGCAAATTACATACAACAGGAGCAAAGTTTACAACTGCTGAAAAAGCCAATTTGGAACGTGAAGTGGATAGTTTAGAAATTGAAATTAAGATACTAAATGATTTATTGAATTCGGGTGAAAAGTATTATACCGACAATGTAAAAAGTGTTGTTGCGGCTAGTGTATCACGTAAACTACATGCTAAAGAAAAAGAAAAGCTTGATAGATATAGTTTAGCAGCACAGGCTGAAAAACAATATGGTATGCCTATTGCGCAAATAAGACAAAAATATAGAGGTGTGCCATTGGATCAATTAGTTAAGAAAGAATCAATTTACAAAAAAATTATTAAGGCTTTACTATGATTCAAACCAAAAAATTAAGGGTGTTTGATTTTGACGATACACTTTTTCATACAACCGCAAAGGTATTATTAAAGCAAGGGCCTGGTAAGTTTTCATATCTTACACCTGCTGAATATGCAGTCTATGAACCAAAACCAGGAGATGAGTTTGATTTCAGTCAATTTGAAACAATTATTAATCCTCAAATCATTAAGCCAGTTGCTAAACGATTTTATAAAATTGTAAATGCAGGCGTTAAAGATAGGTTGACTGTCATACTGACGGCTAGAGGAGATGAAGCTAATAAGCACATCAAGAATATTATCAATAAGATATTTAAAATTGATTTGCCGGTTATAACTCTTGGAACTGGTAATCCGCAGGCTAAAGCGGATTGGATTGTTGATAAAATTAATAACGAAGGATTTAATGATATATTTTTTATCGATGATAGTCCAAAGAATGTTAATACAGTTTTCAATTCAATTAAGAATTTGCCAATCAAGTATAAATTGGTTGATTTGTCTACACCTTTAAAACATGAGGTTGATAATTTACCTAAATTTGGTACTAATTTAAATGAAATACTAAAAAATATCGTTGATAAAGAAAGACTTAAAACTGCGTATAAATTTTTTGCTAAAAGATTAAATCTACCCACCGGTAAAATCAAATTAGAGTTTGGTAATTTAGATGGAAAAGTTCAGGGTAAGGTAGATGTTAAAGGTAAGAGTAAACCATATAAAGTAGACAGCTATAAGATTATTATGAGAACAAACAGTCCTCATAGTAGCGATAATCAAATTAAAACATTAGCACACGAATGCTGGCACATCAAACAAGTTGAAGATGGTAGATACAACATTGTAGATAATAGTTGGGATGGTAAAGAATATCCTAAATATGACGATGAAGAAAAAGAAAAAACTCTACCTTGGGAAGTAGATGCCAGAATGAATGCGGAAGATTTATTTGTTGAATTCAATAGATATATGAGAGAAAAAGGGTCTGCTAGTAAGATCATTAAAATATGAGTTTACCATATAACGAAACAAATTTAGGAAATAATGAATATATTCGTGAATTCAATTCAAATGTAGATATTCATCAATTAGAATGGCATTTGGATAAAGAAGATAGGCTGATAGAAGTGGTAAAAAATGAAGGTAATTGGCAAATACAATTAGATAATTCGCTACCAGTTTCTTTTGATAAAAAAATTTTTATACCAAAAGAAACATATCATAGGGTTATCAAAGGAACAGGAAATCTTGTTGTTAAAATAATCAAATTTATATGAACAAAAAGGTAAAAAATATTCTAAAAAAGGTGTTGGACACCAAGAAAAAGAAAGATGCGTTGCTTCTTAAAGAAAAACTACAATCAAAACCAAAACCATCTGTATATAAGATAATTGCGGATTCTTTTATATAAAATTACATATATACCATTAAAATAGTGAAATTACCATTCATTCGATATTTATAATAAATGAGTGCTAATTTAGATCAAGATAGGATAAGATGGCCCGGCAGTGGTAGTGCTGTAACGTCTAGCAACGTTCCTTTTGGTTATTATTTGGACGAGATCTGTAATAGTGGTGAGACCACGTTTGAAAATGATTGTAGTAGCAGTGCAATGTGGGCTGCGAAACGTCTTGGGTATCCAATTGTTGATATAGAAATGATAGATGAAAATTTCTATGCTTGTTTTGAAGAATCCGTTCTTGAATATAATCGTGTAGTTAACGAGTTTAATATTGTTAACAACATGGCAGATTTAACTGGTTTACCACAAGATCAATATCCAAATTTAACTGGACTGGGCGTAAAAAGCACTGGTTTGCCATTTGTTGTACAACTTAGTAAACAATATGGTAGTGAAGCTCTAGTGAATGGTGAAACACCACTAAAGAGAAATTATATAAACGTATCTGCAAGTATAAGTGGTAGTGAACAATTATACGATTTAAACAAATTGATTGGTGAAGATATAGAACACTTGACCGGATCAAGAATTGAAGTTCGTAGAGTATTTCATTTTAGAACACCGGCTGTTGCTCGTATATACGATCCATTCAGCATGACTGGTATGAGTTATAGTAACATATTATCAGAACTTGGTTTTAGTGCTTATAGTCCGGCAACTCAATTCTTGATGACTCCGATATTTGAAGACTTAGAACGTATTCAAGCTATTGAATTCAATGATATGGTACGTAAGAGTCAATATAGTTTTGAAATAGTTGGTAATAATAAACTCAGAATATTCCCAATACCAATGAATGATGTAAAAATTTGGATTGATTATTATCTAGAAAATGATAAAAATATTACCAATTTTTTTAGTGGTTCAAGATACGAATATGTTAGTGATCCGAGTGATATCCCTTACGAATATTGTACATATTGTAAAATTAATCAGTCAGGAAAACAATGGATTAAAAAGTATTTCTTAGCACTTTGTAAAGAAACACTTGGTCGTATACTTCAAAAGTATAGCACGGTTCCAATTCCAGGTGGCGAAGTTACCTTAGATGGTGCTGAATTACGTGCTGAGGCTAAGGAGGAAACAAGCAATCTTATCGAGAAATTACGAGAAATGTTGGAGAAAAGTTTACGTGTCAACCAATTAGAAAACAAGGATAAAGAATCTGAGTCTATGAACAAAATGCTATCTAAAGTTCCATTACACATTTATATTGGATAATTTATGGCTATCCCAAATTCACCACAATATCCACAGCAAAATCCTGCGTTTAAAGAATATTGGACACAAGGAAGAAAAGATGTTGGGATTTATAATCCAAATTATTTGCCAGGTAGATTTTATTCAAAAAGAGATATGAACTTATTAAGTTCTGTTAACGCAGAATTTTTTGGTGATATCGCTGAAATAGTTGTACAAGTGTTTAAGATTGCTATTAACGAAACTACCGTAAACATGTATGGTGAATCAGTTTCTTCACAAGGTAAAATGTTTTATCCGGCAATTAATCTTTCATGTTTAGCCGAACGTGAAGATATAACTGGTGAAAATGCATCAAAATTTGGTCCTGACAGAAACCAAAACACAATTTTTAAGTTCAGAGAACGTGATTGTATTATTACAAACTTTTTTCCAGAAATTGGAGATGTTGTTTTGTATAACGAAAGATTTTATGAAATGGATAATGTTGTACAAGAACAATTCCTTGGAGGTCACCCAGATAAGTCTTGGAGTTTAATAGTCAATACTCACTATACGAGATTAAGTAAACTAAATATCATACAAAGACAAAATTAATTATGCCATGGCAAGTAAGTTCAATATCTAATAATCAAGTAAATCCTGTACCAAACATGGTGCAAGATCCAATGGCACAATCTGACAAAGATATCACATATAAGCGCCAATTTGCTATACGTCGTGATACAGATGAAGTAAAAAATCTCACGATAGATTTGATGGACATTGATAGTACCATTATGGGTTTTATCAATAATAAGATCAATCTACAAGTGATGGATAATGGTGAATTGGTTAAAGTACCTATCATATATGGTAGTCCAGAAAGATGGGCCGCTATGAAAAAAGATGGGTATATTAGAGATAATCAAGGTAAAATACTATTGCCTGCATTTATGATGAGACGCTCAGAAGTTGCGGATAATAAGGATCGTGCTACGTTTAATCGTTATTTGGCATATCAAGCTATTGTACCTTATTCAGAAAAAAATAAGTATGACAGATTCAACATCTTAAACAGCAACATATTGTTTAATTCTAGACCAACCAAACAAATATTCACCGTAACATTGCCTAAACAAGTCATAGTTACATATGAATGCGTAATTTGGACCGATTATGTTGATCAAAATAACAAACTTTTAGAAGAAATAAGTTACGCTTGCAATGATTATTGGGGTGATAAAGAAAGATTTAAGTTTTTGGTAAAAGCTGATAACTTTACCACCGATATTGAGTTGGATGATACCAATGATAGAAATGTTAAAACCACATTCAATTTAACCGTAAATGGTTATTTGTTGAATCCATCGTTTATACCTGGCCTAGAAGGTATCAAGAATACTACCCAAAAGATGTTTACCATCAGAAAGATTAAGTTGATGGAGGCTGCGGTAGATGCTGAACAGATGGATAATATTAAGAATAATGCAAAACAATATGGTTTCGAAGATACAACAGCTATTAAAGATAAACAACAAGATTTTGATTATGTTGATGGAGTGGGTGTACAGCCTATAGATAAAAATATTATAAAGGATGTATATCCAACTGAAAAGAAATCTGTTTCTATCACAAAGATTCCATTTCACCCACCGCCAAAAAGTTCAAACGAATATGGAGAAAATGGTTGGCTCGCATACGATTCAAATTATATCTATATATATCAATACCCTCTCGGTTGGATGAGAAGAGCTATTTCTGTGTTCGATTATGATCCTTCTACCAGTACCTATATAAGTGGCTATGATGAATGCAATAATCCAATATATACAACAAGTTCTCGTAGACCTATAAATACAGCATTTAGAGTATTTCAACGATTCCCAGATAAGTTTTATCAACAAACACCAGTTCAATCAAATGATTATGGTCAAGATGGTTGGATAAGCTATGATGGTAATTATTTTTATATTTATAGCGCGGGTCAATGGAGAAGAATAGTTACATCATTGTTTCAGTCATATTAAATAATAAGACTACCGTGTTAAACAAACTATTTTATATTTATTTAATAATGTATGGGTAGTAGTATCGATAGATTTGCATCTCTTTTTACTCAACGTGACTCCTCTGGAAATAATTTTACAGAAAGGGTGGTTTCTGGTAGCAATTTATTAATTATTACAAACGCACAAGGCCTTTTAACAGGTTCAAAAAACCTAAACGAAATAACTGCTTCAAAAATATATGTTTCCAATAATCTATATACTAATCTTCCGTCAGGTACAGGCGCTGGTCCATTTCCGTTAACTCATGTTTTAGCCATAGATAATATCACAAAAGAAGTTTTTATAGCACCCGCGTCAGGCACTAGTGGTGTAACCGGTACTTCCGGTACAAGTGGTATATTTGGTACAAATGGTACTAGTGGTATAAGTGGTACATCTGGTACAAGCGGAACGAGTGGTACAAGCGGAACGAGTGGTACAAATGGTACGGGTGGTACAAGCGGAACGAGTGGTACAAGTGGCACTAGTGGTAGCAGTGGTAGCAGTGGTACAAGTGGTACAAGTGGTAAAAGCGGAACGAGTGGTACAAGTGGTATCAGTTGTTTTTCAAGTGGTACGAGTGGTACAAATGGTACAAGTGGTTTGAATGGTACGAGTGGTAGCAGCGGATTATCTGCTACAAATGGCACTAGTGGTGGTTCAGGAACAAGCGGTACTACCGGTACCAGTGGTACCAGTGGTACCAGTGGTGCAAATGGTACAAGTGGTACAAGTGGTAGCAGTTGTTTTTCAAGTGGTACAAGTGGTACAAATGGTACAAGTGGTTTGAATGGTACAAGTGGTAGCAGTTGTTTTTCAAGTGGTACAAGTGGTAGCAGTGGTAGCAGTGGTGCAAATGGTACAAATGGCACTAGTGGTACTGGTGCAAGAACAAGCGGTACCACTGGTACCAGTGGTAGCAGTGGTCAAAATGGTACAAATGGTACAAGTGGTAACAGTTGTTTTTCAAGTGGTATAAGTGGTACAAGTGGTACAAGTGGATTTGGAGGAACTAATGGAAGCAGTGGTTTGGTTGGTACCAGTGGTTTAAGTGGATCAACAAGTGGTACAAGTGGTACAGGCGGTACTGCTGGTACCAGTGGTGTAAGCCAAACAAGTGGTACAAGTGGTACAAGTGGTACAAGTGGTACCAGTGGTACAAGTGGTACAGGCGGTACTGCTGGTAGCAGTGGTTTGGTTGGTACCAGTGGTTTAAGTGGATCATCAAGTGGCACAAGTGGTACAGGTGGTACTGCTGGTACCAGTGGTGTAAGCGGAACAAGTGGTACAAGTGGTTCGGGTGCATTTACAAGTGGTAGCAGTGGCACAAGTGGTACCAGTGGTAATAATGGTACAAGCGGTACAAGTGATACCAGTGGTACAAGTGGTACAAGTGGTACCAGTGGTACAAGTGGTACAGGCGGTACTGCTGGTAGCAGTGGTTTGGTTGGTACCAGTGGTTTAAGTGGATCATCAAGTGGCACAAGTGGTACAGGTGGTACTGCTGGTACCAGTGGTGTAAGCGGAACAAGTGGTACAAGTACTTTAAGTTTTACCAGCGGTACAAGTGGTAGCAGCGGTACCAGTGGTGCTTCTGCTACAGGTGGTACAAGTACTGAAAGTTTTACCAGCGGTACAAGTGGTAGCAGTGGTAGCAGTGGTACCAGTGGTACCAGTGGTGCGTCCGCTACAGGTGGTATAAGTACTATAAGTTTTACCAGTGGTAGTACTGGTAGCAGCGGTACCAGTGGTGCTTCTGCTACAGGTGGTACAAG